TAGATATCTCCAACTTTCTCGTAAGGCAACAGATAAGGTTAAAGCGAACTTCCTGGAATGGAAGTACGTGTCTGAAATGTTAGTACAGTCGACTGGGATAATACCCATTTTCGCTTACTACATTTCCGCCTTTACGCTGCCCACATACAAAACCCGGATGATTTGCCGGGCTCAGAAAATGTGGGAGCTAGATCACGGACCCGAACCTTACGGTAGGGTATCCAAAGATCCTGGAACTTATTTTCCTGGCGTCATTGAATCGCTAAAACCCGAACTGGTTACGTTACTGAAGTCTGGTCCAAATTCTGCAAAGTCGATGGACGAAGGTCCTGGTCCGACGACTAGAACGTCAATAGGATCGATCTTAACAGATCTTTTCTTGATGCGTTCTACTCCACATGTTGCGAAACATGTACAATCGTTCTTCCCAGAACAGATTGAGTTTGCAAGATCCCTTATGGTTTCCGCGAAACGGGTATTCGAGGAACTTAAAGACCATGAGGCCGAGTGGGGGGTGTTTATAAACACTACGCCCTTGGATCACTCGGACAAACCATCTTCTAACGCGCCGCTCCCAGGGTTTTCTAATCCATGGGGGCTAGGCAAACTAGCGTTCATTCCTGAAGCTGCGGGTAAAGTCCGTGTAGTCGCAATGGTTGACTACCTGACGCAAATGCTATTAAAGCCTCTACATCAGGGCATCTTTGATATCTTGCGGTTAATACCACAAGATGGGACTTTCGATCAGCATAAGCCGGTGAGGCTTCTTGCTGCAATGGGGCGTAAGCCTTATTACTGTTACGACCTTTCGGCCGCAACAGATCGATTCCCAGCGACAATGCTTCAGGTGCTTCTTAGTTTTATCTTAAACTCTGAGGTGGCTAAGGGATGGAGGGCTTTCCTCAACGCCCGAGAATTCATCGTCCCCCGACGGATATCGGAGAAACAGCGTGTTCCTCGGGCGACACCGACCGTAGTAAAATACGGTGCTGGTCAACCGATGGGTGCCTACGGGCACTGGGCTGTCTTTAGTCTAGGTCATCATTTCCTAGTGCAATTCGCCGCATTTCAAGCAAGTGGGCGCTTAGAATGGTTCGCTCTATACGCTCTTTTAGGAGACGATATAGTTATCGCTGATGCGAAAGTAGCTGAGCATTATCTTGCCCTTCTCCGAGCCTTGGGAGTTGAGGTGGGTCTTGCGAAGAGTATCATTTCTCGAAATGGGGTCATCGAGTTCGCAAAACGGACTTGGAGGGTAACCTCAGATGGCTCCCTGGTTGACTTCAGTGGAATATCCCTTAAGGAAATTGGGGCTTGTTATACAAACCCTGACGCCTTTGAGGGACTCTTGTCTCACACGGATGTGAGAGGGCACTTCGCGGCCCTACTGAGGATCACCAGGGTACTAGGCTATGGTCGTAAGACCCGGAGTCAGTTAAGCGCTGATTTCGTGCACCTGCGACCCTATATAAAAGGAATGGCGTTACTGCTAACTCGACCAGGAAGTGTGTTTGGTATGGAGACCTTCACACAGTGGATTACTCAATTGAGTCCCACACGGCGAGGTGTCCTTCGTGAGAAGGATGACTTAGTCGTACTGGATGCGGTACGTCAATCTCTATTAGCCCGGCTAGATACTGCGATACGAAGTCGGATGGAGTACTTACGGATGCACCGAAATCCTATCTCCCTCGAGGAGGTAGATGGAAAGGTCGAAGTAAAATTCGATTCTGACCTAATGATCACACCGGATTTTCTCCGGTTTGATGGTAAGCCTGAATATCAGGCTTTCCTTAATCAGACGATTTGGTCACCATTCGTACGTAACGTTTACAAAGAAATTTGTGAGCTAATAGGGGATGTCCACCTATGGAAAGATGGAGACCCATTGACAGGGGATTTCTCCCTTGATGAGATTTACTCCTCGCTAACTCGGTTAAACGAGAGCCTGGCATCAATACCGGTGTCAGTAGACTTACTCCACCGACCCGATAGTTCTGAAAAGAAAGATCGGAAACGGAGAGTAAGAGTGCGTTCTGCATCTGTGAAGATGTGGAACAAACTGCAAGGAGTCATCCGTGGGGCGCTGGTACGTTAGCCAGTTGTCACCAGATAGACACTCAGGAGACTGGGTGGAGATGTCTAATAGGGAAGAGGGAACTTTGGAGGATACCTCACTCACATAAGAACGAGGGAACCTGTAGTCCTTAGAAGGGTATCCGAGAGGGTACCTGGTTAGGCTCGGTCAGTTAGGGCTTTGGCCGTTAGAATCGGTTCTTCACCGAGAATTGCCCCCCTTCGTGAGGGGAAACAATTATCACGGGAGTTGTGCCTCATCTCCATTGGGTAGTAATACCTAAAATGTTGGTCGTAGCCAGAACGTTATCTGCCCAGACCCAAGGTGTCCCTCTAACGGATAAGGCTTGCGAATACCGCTCTTCGTAAGGTGATTCTGTGTGGTACATGTTGTCCTGCGGGATTGCATGGAACGAGTGGATAGTGTTGGTTGAAGGGGTGTGCTCTCGTTTGAGTATACTCCGGACGCCAATTACTCCAGCTTTGGTATAAAAGGGAAACGAGCAAGAAAAGGGCTCTATGGACACTGGAAACATTCCAATGAGATAGAAATGCCTCTAATCCTTCCTTGACATCCTTAAATACGGACCTCTGTCGACCCCTACCCTGTTCGAAAGCGAAACGCCTACATCACAAGGGTGGTGTGACAGGAAGCGTGGGCTGATGGTTTGAGAAACCTAGGCTTATGGCCACCATCACTGGTGACGGAATAGCGCTAAAGCTATGTCCCAAACCACAATTTTCTAGCAGCTCAGCTCTGCGATCCGG